TGACCTAGATGCAGTTAAACATATCATAGATGACCAAGTAGATTCATTAGTAAATGATATGAATGCAGATAGAACTATTCTCTGCTTTTCAGACAAAGAAAATTTTAGAAAGAAAATTAATCCTGAGTATAAAGCTAATCGAAAAGGAGGAAGAAAACCTCTTTGTTTTAAACCAGCTTTGGAATATTGTAAAGAACAATATCCATTCAGACAATTTGCAAATTTGGAAGCTGATGATGTAATAGGAATCATAGCTACTACTGAAAATGATAATGAATATGTAATTGTCAGTGAAGATAAAGATCTTTTAACTATTCCTGGATATCATTGGAATCTTAAAACTAAAGAAGTTTATTACATAGATACTGAAGAAGCAGACTTTAATTTCTATTACCAGACTTTAATAGGGGATGCAGTAGATAATTACAAAGGCTGTCCTAATGTAGGTAAAGTTAAAGCTACAAAACTTTTAACTGAAGCTCAAGAAAATGGTAAAGATCTTTGGAAAACTGTAGTGAAAAGGTTTGAGGAAGCAGGATCAACCAAAGAAGAAGCTATATTAAATGCTCGTATGGCTAGAATACTTAGGAAGTGTGAGTATGATAGAACAAATAATAAAGTTATTTTATGGAAAGATAGTAAAGTAATTCATGAACCTAAACTATGGAGAACAACATGACTAACTATAATTATTCTTTTGGTAGAGATGACCAAGAAAATATGAAGAGACTTAAAGTTCATAATAATATAGAAAGCACACTTATTCCATCTCGACTTGAAAAAGAGGAAGTAACAAATCCTAAACATTATGATCAGGTAGGATTTGGAATACAACCTTTGGAATATATTATTGCAAATGAATTAGATTTCTTAGAAGGAAATATAATCAAATATGTTTCACGTTATCCTCACAAAGGAGGAGTAAATGATTTATTAAAAGCTAGAACGTATCTTGAAAAACTTATTGAAATAGAGAGGATGAAAAATGAGTAAATTACCTACACAATATCAGGAGTATATACATTTAAGCCGTTATTCTAGATGGTTACCTGAAGAGAAACGAAGAGAAACATGGGAAGAAACTGTATCTAGATACTTTAAATTCTTTGAAGCACATTTAAAAGAAAATTATTCCTATGAAATACCTATCGGTACTTACATAGAATTGGAAGAAGCTGTATTAAATCTGGAGGTGATGCCATCTATGCGTTGCCTCATGACAGCAGGACCAGCTTTAAAGAAAGAGAATATCGCAGGATATAATTGTGCATATACTCCAGTGGATAATGTAAAATCTTTTGATGAGATTTTATATGTCCTTATGAATGGTACAGGAATAGGTTTTTCTGTAGAAACCAAACATATTCATAAGCTTCCATTTATTCCTGGAGAGCTTTATCCTACTGATAGTATTATAAAAGTTAGAGATTCTAAACTTGGTTGGGCGAAAGCTTTCCGTGAATTACTTTCTCTTTTATGGACAGGATTAATTCCATCTTGGGATATGTCTGAAGTTAGACCAGCAGGATCAGTACTTAAAACATTCGGAGGAAGAGCGTCAGGACCTGAGCCACTGGTTTCTTTATTTGAATTTACTGTAGAAAAATTTAAAGGAGCAGTAGGTAGAAAACTCCGTGCATTAGAGTGTCATGATATTGTCTGTAAAATTGCAGAGTGTATTGTGGTAGGAGGAGTTAGAAGGAGTGCTCTTCTTTCTCTTTCAGATCTTGGAGATGATGAACTCAGGAATTGTAAATCTGGTGAGTTTGGATATCAAAATGCTCAAAGATATCTTGCAAACAACTCAGCAAACTACCATGAAAAACCAGACTTAGGAACATTCTTAAAGGAATGGAGAAGCCTTTATATGTCTAAGTCTGGTGAGCGTGGACTTTTTTCCACATTAAACGCTAAGAAACATACAGAAAAACTAGGAAAAAGAAGAGACAACTCTTATGAATTTGGTACTAACCCATGCTCTGAAATAATTCTCAGACCTAGAGAGTTCTGTAATCTAACAGAAGCAGTAATAAGACCTAGTGATTCTTGGAAAGATATAGAACGTAAGGTAAGACTTGCTACAATACTAGGAACATGGCAAAGCACCTTAACTAATTTTAGATATATATCTAATAAATGGAAAATTAATTGTGAAGAAGAAAGATTACTTGGTGTTTCATTAACTGGAATTATGGATAACAAACTAACCAATGGTCATAATTTAGTTTCTCCTAAAGAGATTGAAAGTTTATCAGAAAAATTAGAAACTCTTAAAGAAACAGCAGTAACAGAAAACGAGGAGATATCTAGAGACATCGGTATTAATCCTTCAGCTGCTATTACTGCTATTAAACCTAGTGGAACAGTGAGTCAGTTAGTTGACTCTGCTTCTGGTATACACACACGACATAATCCGTACTATATTAGAACTGTTAGAGGAGATAAGAAAGATCCTATTTCTAAGATGATGATAAATCAAGGTGTACCTCATGAAGACGATGCGGTAAAACCTGAAACAGGATTAGTATTTTCGTTTCCTATGAAGTCTCCTAAACATGCAATATATAGACATGATCTTTCTGCAATAGATCAGTTAGTTCTTCACTCAGTTTATTCAGAAGCTTTTACTGAACATAAAGTATCTCAAACAATCTCAGTAAAAGAAGATGAGTGGCTGGAAGTAGGAGCTTTTGTGTATCGAAATTTTGATGCGATATCAGGAGTCTCATTCTTACCTTATTCTGATCACATATATAAGCAAGCACCCTACCAAGACTGCTCTGAAAAAGAGTATAAATCTTTCCTAAAAAAGATGCCTACCTTAGACTGGACCAAACTTTCTGAATATGAAAAGGATGATTATACTACTTCTTCCCAGGAGCTTTCCTGCTCAGGGGGAGCATGTGAAATTCCTTAATAAATTCAGTAACTAATATGTAACCCTTTGTTTTAGTATATACAAAACCACCACTCTAGAAGAAAGGGTACATATTATTAGGAGATTAAATGATTGGAGCATATAATATTTCAGAAGATCTTATAGTTTGGCTCAATAATACCTTCCCTAATAAATTACCTACTGATAAATCTTGTAGTATAGAATATATTAGATTCCTTCAAGGTCAACAAGATGTTATTAATATTATTACTGCAACTTATAAGGAGAGTCTAGACGATGTGTATGAATCCGGGACCTAAACCTCCTAAAGTTGAATTAGAACCTATTACTGCAATATCAGGAAAAGGTATTACTAATGAAGATCCTAGATTTACAGCTAATAAAATGAGGAAAAAAAGAATGAATTTAAGAATTAAAAAACCTTCATAAAAATTATAAAGAGGATATGTTAAAGCTTTTAAGTCAAAAAAATATAAAAGAAAATTGGGAAAAATATAAACCATACATTGAAAAAGCTTTTACTTCTTCCGAAGGATCAAATTTAATTACAAGCACAGAATCCATTGATATATATAAACTTATCTATGGAAGGTTGATGAATCCTTTTAATAAGGATACTCATTTATGGAGTGAGGATAAAGAAATTTATCTCTTATTAACAGAGATACAAGAGTGTGAATTTACAGGTAGAAAAACTATTATACTTAGTTCTTCTACTCGTATGAAAGATGTTGATGAAGAGACAAGATCAAAATGGTACTATGATTCTTACATGGTTATTTCAAAGTTTGCAAGAGAACATAAATGTGTAGGAATGTATTGTTATAGCGAATTAGATTATTTTGTTGAGATGGCAGAAAAGACTAAGAAATGGAGTAATGTTATAACACGCTACCAATTTTACTTTCCACTTTAAGAGGATGAATGTTAAAATTATTAAGTCAAGAAGATATAAAAAATAACTGGAGTAAATATAAAGTTATTTTAAAAGAAGCTTTTACTTCTTCTGAGGGTACACATATTATAACAGGAGAAGGATCAGAAGATATTTATAAAGTTATTTATAATAAATTGACTAATCCTTTCTCTCATGATATGCATCTTTGGAGTGAAGGAGAAGGAGATTACATTGTATTAACACAAATACAAGTAAGTGATATTACAGATAAACAAACTTTATTATTATTTTCTGCTACTCGTACTGAAGAAGTAGATAAAGATACATTAACAGAAAGATACTATGAAGCATATCAAACCATTTCAAAGTTTGCAAGAGAACAAAACTGTGAAGGGATGTATTGCTATAGTGATTTAGATTATTTTGCAGAATTAGCAGAACAAACAAAAGAATGGACTAATGTTATAACTCGTTACCAGTTCTTATTTCCACTTTAAACTAATATGAAAATATATACCGAAGTAAATTACCAATGGGTAGATGGTAGATTAGTTGAGACATCTTCCAAGTCCTTTGATTACACTGGAAACCTTGACCTCTGCGGAGGAGGAGGTGGCGGTGGGGGTAAAGGAGGAGGTGGAGGAGGTGGAGGAGGAACACTAGGAGCAATAACATCTTCCGTTAGTGATACTGTTAGTGATGTAACAACTGATCCAATAGGCACAACTACTGATGTTGTTGGTGATGCTATAACTGATCCAGTAGGAACAACTCAAGATCTAATAACTGATACTGCTAATACTGTTGGAGGAAGTATTGCAGAAGGAGCAGATATAGCTGGACAAAATATACAAACTGGTGTAGAGATGACCCAAGATAATCTAGCTGCTGGTACGGAAGGTTTAGCTATGAATCAAGGTGTTGCAACTACACTTAGTGATATGGGAGAAAATATTCAAACTAATATGAGACCTATTGTTGAAGAAGGAACTAGATGGGTAGATGCAGCAGGGCAAAATATTGAATCAGGATTAGGATTTATTGGTGAGAAAGCTCAGGAACTTAGTAATTTTATTCATCCACAGGACACAACTCCTGATGTAGCACTAGATAGTAAAGGAGCATTTAAAGGTAAAAAAACTAAGAAAGATAAAAAAGATTTATCGGTAAATAAAGCCAAACAAAGAGCTAGAAAATCTTTGAGAATTAATTGATAATGGAATATAAAAAGAAGAAGAATAAAAAAACAAAAACTTCTATTAATATAGAAGCTGAATATCCTGATCAAGGAGAAGTAAAATCTAAGTATGCAAGATATTCAAGTGATAGAGATAACTATCTCAGGAGAGGTAGAGAAGCTTCTTTATTTACTATTCCTACTTTATTACCTCAAGAAGGATTTGAAAGTTCTTCTCAAATAACTACACCTTACCAATCTATAGGAGCAGAAGGAGTAAATAATTTAAGTTCCAAACTTCTTTTGTCTTTACTTCCTCCTAATGCACCCTTCTTTCGTTTAGTAGTTGATAACTCTGAACTGGAAGCTATGTTAGCAGAACAAAAGTCTCAAGCAGAAGAAGGTCTTGCAAAGATTGAACGAATGGTAATGCAAGAAATAGAGGTTAGAGGTTTAAGAGTTCCTGTATCAGAAGCACTTAAACAACTTATAGTTACAGGAAATGTACTTCTTTATTTACCTCCTAAAGAACAAATAAGAGTATTCCGATTGGATCGTTATGTAGTTAAACGAGATTCAATGGGTAATGTATTAGAAATTATTACTAAGGAATCCTTATCTCCTTTATCTCTTCCAGAACAGGCTAAAGAACTCATAGCAGATCCTGATTCAGATACACCTACAAAAGATCATGATTTATATACTTGTATTAAATGGACAGGAAGAAACTGGATTGTCCATCAAGAAATAAATGGAGGAATAGTTCCAGGATCAGAAGGATCATATCCTAAAAATAAATGTCCTTATATTGCTCTTAGATTTACTTCAATGGATGGAGAAGATTATGGTCGTGGGTATGTGGAAGAATACTTAGGAGATTTAAAGTCTTTAGAATCCCTTACACAATCTATTGTTGAAGGTTCAGCCGCAGCAGCAAAGGTTCTTTTTCTCGTAAGACCTAATGGGACTACACGAGTCAAGACCCTTGCAGAATCTCCGAATGGTGCAATAGTTACAGGAGATGATAATGATGTATCTTCATTACAACTTGGCAAGTCTCAGGATTTCAATGTAGCACAGCAAACTATACAGATGTTACAGACTAGATTATCCAGAGTCTTTCTGATGAATAGCTCTATCCGAAGGGATGCGGAACGTGTTACTGCACAAGAAATAAGAATAGCACACCAAGAATTAGAGATAGCTTTAGGTGGAGTTTATTCTATTTTATCTCAAGAATTTCAATTACCTTTGGTAGAACTCTTAATGAACAAGATGCAGAAGGAAAAGAAAATTCCAGAATTACCTAGTGAAGGACTTAAACCTCTTATTATTACAGGAGTAGAAGCTCTTGGTAGAGGAGAAGACCTTAATAAACTTGGAATGTTCTTACAACAACTGAGTCCACTAGGACCACAAGTAATACAGGAAATAAATGTTGAAGATTATATTACAAGACTTGCCGGATCACTTGGAATTGATACCGAAGGACTTGTTAAATCTCCAGAACAAAAACAAGCTGAAATGGAAGCCGCTCAATCTCAGCAAGCAATGATGGCTAATCAGCAAATGATGGGTAAGTTAGCAGAAAAAGCTACTCCCGAAATGGTGAAAGGTATGGGTGAACAAATGCCTCAAACACCACCTCCAGAAATGACTAATTAATAAGAGGAGAAACTCTATGGCAGAATTCCAACAAATCAGTACACATGAAGATGCTCCACCACCTCCTGAAGGAACTAAGGAGCATGAACAAGCTATGGTTCAACTAGCGGAGGAAGCTGGTGCAGTAGAACGAGATGATAAACAACCAGCATGGTTACCTGATAAGTTTGAAAGTCCTGAAGATATGGCAAAAGCCTATCATGAATTAGAAAAAAAGTTATCATCTAATTCGGAGTCTGTGACGGACAGCGATGAGGGTACACCACCTCCGCAGACTCCTCCATTAAATATAGAGGAAGCTAGAAAAACTTTATCTGATCAAGGATTAGATTATGATAAATATTATAAAGAATACTTAGAAAATAGCACACTTTCTGAAGAATCATATAAAGAATTACATGAAAAGGGGATGAGTACAGAAATGGTGAATTCATGGATAGATGGTCAACAAGCTATTTCGGAACAATTACAGAATGTAGCTTATGATTCTGTAGGAGGACAAGAGCAATATAATTTAATGGTAGAATGGGCAGGAAACAATCTTTCTACACCAGAGATTGATGCATTTAATTTCGCATTAGAAAATGGGACTAATGATCAAACTTTATTTGCTATTAAATCTCTTAATGCTCAATATCAACTGGCAAACGGAAGTTCGCCTAATCTTTTACAAGGATCAACTGGTGGGTCTTCAGCCGAAGCATTTACATCGCTAGCTCAAATGTCTGAAGCAATGAAAGATCCAAAATACCAGACTGATTCGGCTTTTAGGGAAGAAGTAACTAGGAAACTAGAATCTTCAAACCTAATGTAATACGGAAGAACACACGAGAAAATTATTGCCCTCTGAGGAGGATAACTTTAATTGAGGTACGATGTAGTTATAGCCGTAACTAAATTCGTGCTAGATAAAACTAGCTAAACTTAACCTTAATTAAATTCAAATATGGCACAAAATTATACAGGTCACAGGTCAGGTCAGGTAAACGAGACAGGTGATGCTAGGAGTCTATATCTAAAGCTCTATGCTGGCGAAGTTATGACCGCCTTTCAGACCAAAAATATAATGATGAACTATACGAGAACCCGAAATATTAAGAAGGGTAAATCGGCACAGTTCATTATGACAGGTAAGCATCGTACCGCAGGGTATCATACACCTGGAAATGAAATCGTTCCAGCAGTTACTGCAGCACAAACTGAGAGAATTGTCACTATTGACGATCTCTTGATTGTAAATCAATTCATCCCTAATATTGATGAAGCGATGTCTCAATATGATATACGCTCAGTTTATACGCAGGAAGCTGCTTATGGATTAGCTTATGCTGCTGATAAGAACATTCTAAGAATGGCTATTAAAGCTGCGTTGACAACTTCTAAGACTGCATCAGCAGCTCTTGTTCAAGGAGATGTCCCTTGGGATGATGAGGATTATACAGCTAACGTGACATACGCAAGTCTTGCTGACTCTTGTAAATCCGTGAAATTCATGGAAGGAGTTATTGAAGCAAAACGTATTCTAGAAACTGCGGGAGCACCTCTAGATGATTTGGTAGTTGTCTGTGCAACAGATATTTACTATCACATGTTTAAATCTGGAACTAACGGAGAAACCACAGCTAACTTACATTTGTTTAATTCAGATGTAGGAGGAAGTGGCTCAGTTAAAGATGTAAACCTTCCAACGATTGCAGGAATTCCAGTAGTTAGAAGTCCTCATATTGGATCTGGATCTGCTTCTGGTTGGGCAACTAATCTCTGGACTATGAGTGGTTCAAGTGGTACTCGTGCTGGTACAGTTCCAACTGCGGATAGGCCATTAGCCTCTCCAGAATCTGCTAGGACAACTGTTTACGATCTTCCTCAAGGTGCTGCTTATGGCGGTGAAGGTGAGAAAGTTCGTGCTCTTGTTATGAACAGAGATGCAGTAGCAACTGTGAAACTATTAGACCTTTCGGTTGAAACAGATTATATGGTCAATCGTCAGGGAACATTAATCGTTTCCAAATATGCAATGGGTCACAACATTCTACGACCAGCAATGGCTGTAGCACTTGTTGCACCTGTAGCATAATAACCTTTTTGTGGGATGTAGTTTATCCTCTTGCTATGTCCCACGTTTTGTAGAGGGGTGACAGTAGTTCTCCATACCCCTCTACTCTCCTTTCCTCAATTTAATTAATCCTCAAAATATGGCTATATCTAAAACTACTAAACTAGATGCTATTAATTCCATGCTTATTGGAATTGGAGAAGCTCCTGTGAATACACTTAATTCAGGACTTCAAGAAGCTGAGATAGCTGCTATACTCCTTGATAATGTATCTCGTGAAGTTCAATCAGCTTGCTGGTCTTTTAATACCGATTTACGTTATAAATTAAGTACAAATTCTGCCAAAGAAATACTGCTTCCTTCTAATACTCTTGTAGTAGACACAACTAAATTAAAAAGAGATTATAATACTGATGTAATAGAACGGAATGGTAAGTTATATGATCGAACAAAAAATAGTTTTGAATTTGATGCTGAAGTAGAAGTTGATATCACATACCTTTTTGAATTTGAAGAAATACCAGAAGTAGCAAGACGATATATTACATTGAGAGCAGGAAGAAAATTCCAAGAAAATATTCTTGGTTCAGGTGAAATGACTCAACTTCAATTCAAGGATGAACAAACAGCATTACTTAACTTAAAAGATTTTGAATCTCAAACTGCAGACTATAATATTTTTGATAACTATGATACTTATGCAGCAGTAGACCGAGGGTTAGGTTCTCCTGTAAATACTCTTGATACTCAACGAAGACTATATTCCTAATTATGCCTTTAATTTCTAGTTCCATACCTAATTTAATTAATGGGATTTCCCAACAACCAGCAGAAATTAGGTTACCCTCACAAGCAGAAAGACAAATAAATGGTCTAAGTTCAGTTGCTAGAGGTTTAGAAAAGCGACCCGGAACAGAACATAAAGCAAAACTATCCAGTACTGCAGAAACAGATTCTTTTGTTCATAGTATACGAAGAGATAGAAATGAAGAATATACTATGATTCTCAGTAGAGCTTCTAATGGTACTAAAAATCTTGAGATATATGATCAGAATGGAA